TAAGTTTTACCACCACCTTTTTTAGTTCCAGCTTTTAAACGACCAGCATCTTTTTGACCGAAAGCATAAACTACTGCCGTGGTTTCAGGATCAAACTTTTTAAGTAAGTTAGTTGCGACATAAGGTGTCTTTTCCTCAATAATACGATTCTTAGGAATACCAACCTTTACCATATGACGAACTTTTTCTTTAAAGTTCATTGGATGTCTTGGTGGTTTCTTTATGTTAGATGTGGTTATGTAAGCCTCATCTACTTGAGATGCCAACCATTTATAAGTAGCAAGATGACCTGAATGAAATGGTTGAAATCTACCACCGAATACACCAATAGTTTTTTTGATTTTGGTTGGTTGTTCATTTACTTTCTTATAACCACTACCATAAGGAACTGAGGTGTGTCCTTT